ACAATAGATTCTATTCAACAATCCGCCTTTTTGTATGATGCTGATAAGGTTATTGGACTTACTGAAGATGATAGGACTATTGAAAGTGAATGGAAGAGTATGAGGGAATGGATGGAATCTCACTACAATGTTGTAGGGTGTATGTTAGAACAAAGTGTCATGTTACTAGATGAAGTGAATGATAAATTGGGAGATTGGGAGCTAAAGGCTCTTCATGAGGAAGTTCACAAGGAATAGTTATATTAAGGAAGGAAAAGATTGAAATTTGTAAGGTGAGGTGATTATATGGCAAGATATAAGAAAGATTCAAAAGGACTATACAGAAAGACATTTACCATTGAGGGAAAGAAATATTCTGTTCGTAGTAAAAAACTAGAGGATCTATTTGAAAAGGAAAAGCAAAAAAGAGAAGAGATACTCCAGAAGTTGAATGAAGAAGATCAGGACATACACAATCCTTCATTAAATGATTATTATAAAACTTTTACCGATATTAGAAGGTCAGAGGTGAGAGAGGCCACTATAAGAGCTCAAAAATATCAATTTAGGAATATAGCTGATGTTGAAATCAAAAAAGGATGTACATTTGGAAAATTAAGAATGAAAGATATTACCAGGAGAGATATTGAAGTTTGTAGGCAGATACTTCTTAACCAGGGGAAAACTCCTGAGAATCTCAATATTTGTTTTGCTCATTTAAATCATGTGTTTCAAAATGCTGTTCTGGATGAAACTATTGAAAAGAATCCTTGCAAATCTTTGAAGAGGTTGAAAAGAAATACAGAACCAATAACAAAGAATAAACATAGGGCTTTATCTATAGAAGAAACTAGGTTGTTTTTTGGAGCTGCAGAAGAAAGGAATTCATTTTATTATAATGTGTTTGAATTAATGATTAGAACTGGAATGAGAATTGGAGAGATTTCGGCATTATATATAACTGATATTGATAAGGATAATGGGGTTATCCATGTTAGAAGAACCATCTCCAGAGATGAAATTGGTGCATATTATGTTAGTGATGATCCTAAAACTGTTAGTGGATTAAGAGATATTCCTTTAACAACTGATATTATAGCTATAATCAAAAGGCAAGAAGAACTAAATAGAATGATATTTGGTTTACAATGGAATGGTTTGTTATTCAAATCTTCAGAGGGTGAAATTTTGAGAGAATACACATTGAATAGAGAGATTAAGCGTATTTGCAAAGATGCTGATATCAATTATTTCACTAGTCATGCCTTTAGAGATACATTTGCAACTAGGTTTATTGAGCAGAGGCCTCAAGATTACAAAATACTTAGTGAGATACTTGGTCATAAAGATATTAGTATAACGCTGAATCTATATACTCAAGTGATGAAGGAAAACAAGATAAATGCTATGAATGATATAAATATTAAAATTGGATAATTAATATAAGAGAGGTGCCAGGAGTGATAATTGGTGCCTCTTTTCGTTTGGTGAGATATAGAGTGCCACCAAAAGTGCCACCATGCTCGAAAACCTACTATATATAATAGGTAGGGTTTTACTCCTGTTATCCGCACTTACTGTTAGGAGAGGTTGTTGAGTAAAATCAGCAACCTTTTTTAATGCCTTGAAAATGGCTGTTTTATTGTATTTATTAACCATCTATTATGCTATTGAGTGTCATTGAGTGCTATTTAAGTATAATATAGTTTTATAGAACAATAGTGCCACCAAAAGTGCCACCGATAGTGCCTTCATATTGTATAAGATCTAATTCAATATATTTCGATTGATTATAGAATCACAAAAAAAGAAGGCTGTTCTCATGGGGCTGAGAGTGCCTTCCTTGCCTTCTGGTTGCCTTATGGTTCATTTATCCATTGTTGTATTAAGATGGAAATATGAGGCTCCTAGAGTGGTGAGGGTTTATTTATATTCTTCAAATATATTATCAAAGAATTCTTTCATTTGTAAAATGCTTCTTGGTTGAAAGAAAGGTTTTATCAATTCTGTTATTTGTTTAAAGTATGTGTTTATGTCTTTTCCATCTAATTGAAATTCATTTCCTTTATCATCTGTGACAATAAAAATTTTTTGGAATAATTGTAAATCGTCAGGTGTATTTTCGTCTTTTTCTATTCTTTCAAATATATTATTGTGATAACTATTATCTTCTCTGATTTTATAATTTGTTAAATGTAATATTGCAGAGAGAATTTCTATTTTAATATAATCGTTTGATATGAGAGTTGAATGATAATCTTTTAGTCCGTTCATGTATGGAGATTCTCCATTTAACCATCTAGGGCTTACATCTAATATTTCAGAATACCAGGTTAAATAATCATCACTTAACTTTATCATTTTCCCTTTTATATGACTATTTACAACAGAAATAGTTGAAGCAGCGTTTGCGATTTCTTCTTCTGAAAATGAATAATCCATAGAAAATTCTTTTGATTTATCTTTCTTTAAATAAATTAAAAGTGCAAGTTTCTTTTGGGTTAGACCTTTTTCCTTGTATCTTTTTTTTATTCTGTTTCCAATTTCTATCCCTTTTTTTGTTGGTTTAAGTTGAGCCATTTTATCTATCTCCTTTAAAAAATCAACCAGAACTGATGTTTACGGATTGATTATATCAAACTAATTTAACAAAAACAATGAAAAATAATGGGTTGTGTTAGTTAATGTCGTAATTGATAACACCTTGATAAATAGTGTAAATTTATTCCAGGATATCCAAAACGCAACTAAATAACCTTCAATTAAACGAAAGTGAGGAATATTGATGAATAAAGAATTACATATTGAGCGTGATTATAAGCTCTTAGTCACTATGAGTACATTAGAAGAGATATTGGAAAGCAAAAGAACGATTTGTAAGAAAATAGCTGAAGAGGCTGGAGCTGTTGTTAAGATTGGTAGAAGAAGATTATATAACCTGGAAAAAATCAAGATATATATTGATAGTATTTCGGTAGGGGGGTGAAGTGGATGACTGATGCAGCTATAAAGGAAAGGATAATTGATCATCTTGCTGTTGGTGAAAAGAATGCCAGGAAGGGTGAGGAGATTGCTAAAGTGTTTGGAATAACAAGGAGAGAATTTCAGGATCTTACTAGAGCTGAGAGACTTCAGGGGGCTCCAATTATTGCAAATAGTAGAGGTTATTATATTCCAGAGACTATTGATGAATGGAGAAGATATATTAGTAGGCTTTATAAAGAGGCTAGGGAGATTAGGAAGGTTGCTGAGACCATGAAGAAGAATATTGAACTCCTGGAAAAGAGTAAGGAACTAAAAACTATGGCTGATGCTATGAATTTTAAATTAAGTAGAGAGGGAATTATAACAAATGATAAAAATAGAAATTTATGATAATGACAATGTATCAATAGAATCAAATGATAAAACATTTGTAAATTTTATAGATAATTGCTGCCATATTAAAACTAAGTTCCAGAAGGAAAATGATATTCTGTTGCTTGGAGATATCAAGGCTATCAAAGATTTATTTGAGTATTATAAAAAGAGTATTGATACACTTAATGAAAAAAAGTGGAATGGAAGAGGTGAGCATATTGTCTAGTAAAATCACTTTAGAACCTACTAAAATTCAAACTAGAGAATTCTTAAGTGCCTTCTTTGAAAATGAAGAGGAAATCTATTTCAGGATATATCCAGATAAAAAAGATGATTCTTTCAAAGGTGGTAAGGAAAAGTGTTTGTTGTGTAATTATAGCAAAATGATATATGAACTTAAGAAGAATAATGAAATGAATAGAGCTATTAGTTTTGTTGTGAATGGTGGTGGTAATACAGATAAAGAAGTTATTAGATCTAAATGCTGCAAAGCTCAATTTATGGAAATTGATGATTTTCCAATGAATATTCAAATTGCTATTATCAATAATTTTCCAATTATTCCATCCATAGTGGTAAAAACTAAAAAATCACTTCATACATATTGGTTATTAAAGGATGGGGATATTAATCGATTCAGGGGTATTCAATCAAAACTCATTGAGTTGTTTAATTCAGATCCTAAAATACAAAATGAGTCTAGAGTTATGAGGTTACCAGGGTTTTATCACAACAAAGAGGAACCTATTATGGTTGAAGTAATCCATTTTAGGCCAGAACTGATATATTCACAAGATGAAATTGAGAATGTGTTAAAAGATATCACATTTGAGAAATTGTTGGAAAATGCAGAATTATCTGATGAGGATAAAGAAAAAGTACTTGAGAAATATGAAAGTTGTAAAAAAGAAAAGAAGGTTTCAAGGAGTGTACTTACCAATAATAACCGCTCCATAGATTCAAACAGAGTAATGACGCTTGTTAGTGAAGTGAGCAAAATGAAAAAAAATGGATTTAATAATTCGATAATTCGAGGTGCTATTGAAACCATGAATAGTACTATGTGTAATCCGCCGTTATCACCAGAGGAATTAGAAAGCCAGGTTTTTCCAACATTAGATCGTTGGGAGTCTGAACCATTGCCAATAGAAAAGATAGTTGAACCTAAATTACTTGATAAAATAAGATATTATCATCCTGAGAGTAATGCTGCTTTTAAATGGAATGATAAAGGAAATGGAGCCTTGTTTGCTGAGTTATTTAAGGATTGTATAAGATGGAACTCAACCGCTAAAGAATGGTATTACTATGATGGGAAAATCTGGAGCATTGATAGGGATGGGATGATAGCGAAAAGGTGTGCTAAACAATTATTCGATGCATTAATTATTTATTCCATTGAACTTGAGAATAATTTTCAGGGAGATCATAAGATAGTTGAAGAATATCGAAAGTTTATAGAAAAGTTGGGATATATAAGAGCCAGAAAGGTTATCATAGAAGATGCAAAGGACTTATACTATATAACAAATGATATGCTTGATAAAAATAAATACTTACTGAATCTTCAAAATGGAATTTTGGACTTAAAAAATTTTACTTTGCTCAAACATGATCCAGAAAAACTTTTATCAAAAATCTGTAATGTAAAATATGATCCTGATGCAAAAGGAGAAAGATGGCTTAAGTTTTTAAATGAAATAATGCAAGGTAACCAAGAAAAAATCAACTACCTACAAAAAATACTTGGTTATGCGTTGACTGGTGATACAAAAGAAGAAACTTGTTATATTCTGTATGGTAAAAGCACAAGAAATGGAAAATCTACATTGGTTGAAACAATAGGTTATTTGTTGGGGGAATCGACAGGTTATGCCATGAATATTAGGCCTGAAACATTAGCTGTTAAACGAAATACGGATTCTAGACAAGCAAGTAGTGATATTGCTAGATTAAAAGATTGTAGGTTCCTAAATGCAGCAGAACCACCCAAACGAATGATATTTGATGTTGGTTTATTAAAAACCATGCTTGGAAGAGATCAAATTACAGCAAGATTTTTACATGAAAATGAATTTCAGTTTGTTCCTTGTTTCAAATTATTTATCAATACCAATCACTTACCTCTTATAAATGATGATACTTTGTTTGGTTCTGGGAGAATTAATGTAATTACATTTGATAGACATTTTGAAGAATCTGAACAAGATAAAGGGCTAAAGGATGCTTTGATAGAGGAAGGCTCTTTGAGTGGTATTCTTAATTGGTGTATAGATGGTTTAAAGAAATATTATGAGGAAGGTGCTGAGGCTCCTGATTGCGTCAAAGCTGCCACTTTTGATTATAGGAGCTCTTCTGATAAAATAGGTAATTTTTTGGAAGAGTGTTTTGAAAAGAATAATTATTGTAATACAAGTGGAAAGATTGCTTATAATAAATACAAAGAATGGTGTGATGATAATGGATTTGGCTCGGAAAATCTCCAAAACTTTTATGCAGAGTTAAGATCTAAAGGTGTATTAGTTCCTTCAGGTACTATCAATGGCAAAACACAAAGGAATGTGTTGTCTGGGTATAAAGTGATTAATTATTATGTTGAAAATCCTAAAAAGGAAGAGGGCTTTTTTGAGGTGAATGAGCAAAATGATTTACCATTTAAAGAGTAATAAATATATATCTGTGCATTATGTGTAATTTATATGTGTACTATTATATTTTACTCCCTATAGGAGCTCACAGAAAAATTACACAATTTGCACATAACCTTTATTTATAAGGGTTTTAGGACTTTTATATCCAATCGGTTTATGGTAATATTTCTTTGTAAATATGTTTGTTGGTATTCCTGATAAAAATTTAATATTCTTCCTTCTGACTTGTTGGAAGTGTATCGCTAAATAGGGGCACTTATGATTTACGGATTTTATTCGTGAGTCTGGAGTGCTCCTTTTGTTTTAAAAATTTATTTATAGAAAGGAAAAAAAATATGTTAGAAAAGTATGAATCAAAAATAGCAAATGAAAAGATTAAAGAGCAGCTTAAGAGATATGCTGATAGCTATTCACGGATTAAAGAACAAGCTAAAAGTGATTATATTAAGTCGCTTGGACCAGGAGCAATAGTTCCAAAAGAAGTTGCTTTATCTGGTACTTATGCAGAACAGTTTGAAAATATAATCATTGATGTACAAAACAAGGTAAATGATATTATAGAACCTTTTATGAAGAAGTTGGAAGAGAAGTTTGTTGAGGCTCCATCTACTGATGAAGTTAATATGATATCTTTGCTAAAGGTTAGAAATAATCTTACAAAGGATGAAGTGTTTCAAATAGCTGATAAGTATGGTGAAAAACCACAAGTATATAGAGCAATTCAAGACATAGCTCATGATCATGATATCTATTTAATAGATCATCCAATAAATCAGCAGATTGAAGATATTAAGTCTGTTTTGAAAAGTGTTAATGGATTTAGTGTTTATGATGCTGAGCGTGATCATGCAACTTCTGGATATATGTCTTTTATAGGTATGTCAGTTGATAACGCTTTTCCAATAGAAGAATAGTAGGTGATTTGAATGGATAATACAATATATCAAGTTGGAGAAATTTGCTTTTCACAAGGCTCAATAAAACAAGGGGCTATATTACATGACAAGCTAGTGTTTTTCTATAACGGCTTTATAGTTGTTTCAAACTCCCCTGATGATCAAAATCCTACCTGGTATAACATTAATCAAATTATAAGAATGGAAAATGTTGTTCCATATACAAACTCAACAAATAAAGCCATGAGAATATCCTTGTAATTGTAAATCAATATTTGAATACGAATGTTTTATTTCAAGGGATGATTCTTAAGAGTTGTCTCTTGTGATAATAAAAGGTGTAGTTGCTTGGCAGAGTCAGAGGGGATAGTTGCTATCATTTTTGTTTGATGGCTCGTAAATAATTAAGTTATGAATAGAGGGTTCTATAAAATAAAAAAATAGTGATTAGTAATAGTTTAGAGCCGCACTTATGATAGCTTGATTAGGCCTGGGGGAATATCCCTGGGCTCCCCCTCGGCTCTCCCCCCCCTGCCTCCAGCACCTCTTTTTAGCGGAAAGGTTCATTTCAAGGGGTAGGGTAGAAAGGAAGAGGATATATATGGATGATAAAGCAATAAAAAAAGAATATAACCGCCTCATGAAGATATTACACAAGGCAGAAGTGCCAGAACAAAAGATAGCTGTATTACTTCCAGTTGTTGAGAACATGGCTTGGCAGCGTTTAAAGTTGGATGAGACAAGGGAAGAGATGAAGAGTGCTAGTGTGACTTGTGCATATGATAATGGTGGTGGACAAACTGGAGTGAGAGAGAATCCTATATTTAAGGGATATGTCAATTTGTATAGAGCATATATTTTAGGGGTGGAAAAATTCACTTCTTATTTACCAAAAGAATTTCAGGATGAAATAGCAAATGATAATGTTGGTATCTTAGATCAGCTTAAGAAGATGAAGAAAGGAAAGTAATGAGAGGAAATCAAATTCCAAGAATAAGAATAGAACCACCTAGAGTGAGTAGTGATATTCAAGGTGCTGAATTGTTAATGAAGGAATGTGGTTTTGTTCTGGATGAATTCCAGAGGCTTATTCTTGAGTGTTGGCTTGGTGTTGATGAGGATGGGAAATACAATGTATTTAGTGGTGGTATTAGCATCCCTAGACAGTCAGGAAAAAATATCATTATTCTTGCTCGTGAGTTGTATGGATTAGTGGTAAATGGAGACAAAATCTTACATACAGCTCACCAGGTACGAACCACAAAGAAGGCCTTCCAGAAATTAGCTTATATCTTTGAAGATAAGACTAAAAAAGAGCTGCATAGCATGGTAAAGAAAATAAGGTATGGTGTTGGTGAGGAAAGTATTGAACTGAAGAATGGTGGAATAATTGAGTTTACCTCAAGAAGTAGACAAGTGGCTAGAGGATATGACGGAATATCACTTGTTGTATTTGATGAGGCTCAAGAAATGTCAGAGGAAATGTTAGCTGCTGTCATGAGTACACTAGCGGTTTCAACAAATGGAAATAGACAAATGTTGTATGTTGGAACTCCTGTTTATCCTGGTTGTACTGGTGATGTATTTAAGAGGTTTAGAGCACAATGTTTATCAATTGATCAGGAGAAGAATAAGCACAATTCTTGGCATGAATGGAGCTTGGATGCAGAAAATATAAATGACATTGATTTATCTAATAGAGAGATATGGGCTGAGTGTAATCCATCCTTAAATATTAGAATCCCTATAGAGTTTATTGAAGAGGAATATAACAAACTTAGTATTGATAACTTCGCTCGTGAAAGGCTCGGATTCTGGAGTAAAACTATAGCTGAAGAAAAGGTTGAATATCTTATTTCTTCTGAGAAATGGGATAGGTGTGGAACTGATGAACAAAAGCCAGAAGGTAAAACAGCTTATGGAGTTAAGTTTTCTTCTGATGGATCTGAAATTTGTTTAAGTGGTGCCAGGATTTATGCTGATAATAAAGTTAGGATAGAGCTTATTGATAGAATCCCAACTGGGCTAGGTGTTTCGGGTTTGGCTAGTTGGCTCAATGAGAGATATCATAAGGCCTCTTGTGTTGTTATTGATGGGAAGAATGGAGCGGATCTCTTGATAGACAAAATAAGACCAGTTTGGATATTTAAGAATAGTGTAATAAAACCTAGTGCACAAGATGTGATAAATGCAGCTAGTATGTTATTGAATGAAATGAATGAAGAAACTTTAACATGGTATAAACCACAAACAATGTTGAGAGATAGTGCTTTATCATCGGTAAAAAGAAGGATTGGTTCTGGATTTGGTTTTGGTGGAAGTGATAGTTGCCCTATTGAATCGACAGCACTTGCCTTGTATGGTGTGAGGACATCCAAAAGAGATCCCCAAAGAAAAATGAAGATTGGGTGATATTATGAATAGACAGAAAAAAGGCTATGGTTCAATGAAAAATAAGCAGAATCATTTTGTTAAAAAATGGAAACCTGATTTGTATTGTAAGATATGTGGTGAATCAATAAAAAAAGGTACTATGTGTGGCTCGTGTTACCGATTTATTAAGATGCACAAATTAAAAGAAAAAGCTGAATAAAAGGAAGGTGCAAAAATGAGTGAAAAAAGTATAGATGAAATAAGAGGTCTAATAAGTAAAGAATATGATATACCAGAGCAGCTCTTGGATGGTAATACAGAAGAAGAGATAACTTCAAGAGCACTTGCATTGACAGCGTTTAAAAAGGAAAGACAAAAGGCTGAAGGGCTAGATAGTTCAAATCTAGAAAAGAAAAAATCAAATGCTGATTTATTCATGGAATGGATGCAGAAGGCTCTTCCAAGTAGGTCTATATTTTAGAGAGGTGATTAAAGTGGAAAAAACAAAGAAATGTTTGATTTGTGGTAAAGAGTTTACTACTGAATATTCAAATAAAAAATATTGTAGTTTGGTTTGTAAAGATGCAAATCTTAGAAAAAAACGATTAGAGTGGATGCTTAAGAATCCCAATTATTATAATGAATACCAGAAGAAAAGAAGATCAAAATCATGTTAGGTTTAAATTTGATAGAACATAAGTTCACTTTTCCTGAAAAAAAATTATATGAACCGATAGGCTTTTTATATGTACCAACAAATAGATGCTGTGATACAAATTACATTGTGATTACAGAAACATTACATGGGGTTTATTCTTGTGAGTGTGGTTGTGGTTGTGGTTGGTGTACTAATGGCTTTATGAGTATGTCAGAGGCAATAGATGCATATTATAAGATGATTAAGAGATATGACTTAAACAAAAGGAATGATAATATAATTAGTTATTAGTATTTATCTGGACATCCAAAAAACTCTTAAGAGCTCTTTGATGTAGTTTAAAATATGAGCTTTTAGAAATATCTAGTTCCTTGCATACTTCTTTAATAGATTTGTGCTCAATGTATCGAGCCATTAATAATTCTTGTTGTTTATATGAGGGGATAGTACTAATAATTGTGGTTGCTAGATCACATTTTACCATTATCTCATGAAGGATTTCTAGACAAGCTAAATGCAGCTCCATTTTTCTTTCTGCTATTTTGACAGCATAATCCTCTAATTGATGATTGTTTGGAGCGGAAGAAACTTTATCAGTATAATCAATTGAGTGTACATTGTTATAATCAATGTTTTCAAATTGATTGTTTGTATCGAAAAACTCCTCATGTAGCTCATCAAGATATTTCAACTCTTCAATTGTCATTGTCTTGCGTGGGGCAATATCAAGATTATCATTAATCATGTATTATTCACCTTCATTATTATCATCAAATATGGTTTTATCTATGGCTCTTTTAATAAAGCCATTTACGGACTCATTATGAGAATCAGCGTGTTTTTTTATCTCATCATACTTTTCAAAGGTGACTTCCAGGGGGATCCTTTTGAGTTTATCCTTCTTATATTTCTGGATATATGCTGATTTATTTTCTTTCCAAGACATAAAACTAAAGCTCCTAAATTAAGATATTCAAATTATAGCATACTGGGATGGTTGTGAACACCATAAATAATACTTGATATGCTTGTGTTTAGGTTGTATATTTATAGTGTACACAATAAACCGATTTAATAGAAGAAGGGAGTATAAAAAATGAGAGATGTTGCAAAGTTTATTAAAAAGTACAATGAGAAAATTGATCAAGAGAAGGAAGGAGTTGAAATAACTAGAGAAGAATTGATGCAGCTTATGGATTTATCAAAGGATGATTATGCCTTAATGATGAATAGTTTGGATTTTGGTTTTATTCTGGGGTATGAGTTTGGACTTAAAGAGAATGACAATAATATAAGTAGAGAGAAGATATTGGAAGTTTTAACGAAAGTGTCGGTAGTGCTTAAAACAATAGATTCTATTCAACAATCCGCCTTTTTGTATGATGCTGATAAGGTTATTGGACTTACTGAAGATGATAGGACTATTGAAAGTGAATGGAAGAGTATGAGGGAATGGATGGAATCTCACTACA